TGCTAATAATTTGATATTTCTTTCGTTTAAAGCGTATTGTATATTAGATTCTGATGTAGGGGATGAACAATTAACCAATATGACATTATGGCCATAATGTAATTGATCTAATATTAAATGATTATATAAATCAATTTTTCTAGAAATATCCCCTCTATCAGGTATTTTCATAAAATTTAAAAAATCTTCAAATTTAGATATAGAAGAATCTAAAAATGTATAATTTGCATCTTTTATTAAAGATGTAATTTTATCAAAAGAGTCTATAACAAAATACTTTTCAGATGTTAATTTTAAAAATGTAAAATAATCAGAATCGTAGATTAAAAGAGCAACATCTACATTCTTTTTTGACTCTATTGTATTAAATTGAAATGAAATATCATCCATTAAGATTGATTAATAACAAATCTAAACGAAACTTCATTTACAGAGAATACTGGTTTAAACGATAAATCCACCACTATTTGTCTTGCTTCTTGTACTACTAATGTATTATTTGTTTCATCACATATTATTGAATATGAAGAAACTCCTCTTCCAGATTTAATAAATTCCATGACTGCTGTAGAAGATGTTACTATTTTAGATCTTGTTTCCGCATCATTAAGCTCAAATAGAGCATTAGAAATTATAGGTTTAAATGCCCTACCAATATAATTTACTAATCTTGTAATTCCAAGTTGAGTTTTATTTGATGAAGATGTAGTTTCGCATGTTTTATCACCTAAAAGATAAGCACCATCTAAACCAACAATATTGTTAAAAGCATTGACTGATTGGGTTTGTAGAGTGGTTATATCATTATCATCGAGTGCTGGAATTAATTTAGTAAAACTATTAATTTGACCACGAACTGTTCCAGCTGGAGCATACCACGGATAATATTCTGAATCTGTTCTAGCAATGCATCCGGCAGCATCTGATGTCATTAGTATTCTAATATTAGCTGTTTCTCCACCGTACAATCTATTTCTTTCTTTTCTTCCTAGAACAGAAAATATCTGATTGTCAAAAGTACTTCCAGCAATACCAGTAAGCTGTAAAATACCAAATCCACCACCAGAATAAGTAGTTGGATAATCACCATCACTACCATTTCTATATTCAAAAGAAGAGCCTACAATACCAATAACATCTTCAAAAATATTAACAAAGGCTATAACATCAAGAAATTTTTCTCTTCTTTCATAAAAAGCAGAGTCAAATTGTATATTTACAGATCCGAGTTGTGTTGCTCCAGTTGCAGCAATTAAAATTCCTCCATATTCAAGATAATTTAAAGCTGAATGTAATTCTCTGTCTAGAGTAGTACCACCACTAAATCCCTTTTCTAATGTTGAATTAGCAAGTCCGCTAGAAGTTCCAGCAAGAACGGAAATATCAAATTCTGATATTAATTCTTGTGGAGTATTATATTGTTTAAAAACTGGTACTGGGTTTTCATTTTGTACTAGTTTATTATAAAATGTTTCTCCACAAAAAAATACAGAAATATGCGAAGATGCTTGAGATGCTATTGTATTAATTAAATTTGCTGAATTTTCTGTTATATTAATTTGTGGCATATATTATTCCTGTGTAAACCAAATGTCTTTACCCGCTTTGAAAATATTATCAAATTTGTCCGGTCCAACAAAAAAAGTAGTATTTTCTTCCTCTTCTTTCTCTGTGGTATTTATTATTTTTTTCTTTTGTATCTCTATAATCTCTTCAAAATAGCCTTGACGGGTCAGCCATCCGAAAAGAACCAAGCACATAACCAAATCGTCTGTATATCCATCATCTGCACAATGTGTCTGATGTTTTGAAACAAAAGTCATCAATTCTTGAATAATATCAAAATCTCTGACCAAGAGCCTGTCTTGCTCAATTAAATTTTTTAAAACTGCACAACCCAGTTTTTTGACCGCAGAGCTGGTCCTTACGCCTCTTTGTTTTGTTCCGCGACCGAATCCCAAGGTTACTTTTTGTCCTGCACGACCCATCATCTGAGTCTGAATGATATTTTCATACTCGTAATCTTCGTGCATGGCATCGGCAATCTGACCGCCAATGTCGTTGACTTCAATCAGTAAGTGTGCATTATTATATTTTATTGCCAAATTGTAGAGTTCCGGCGGAACATCAAAGGGAGATATAAGATTATTTCTATACCTTGCCACGACCTTATGGGGCTTTTCGGTAGAATCGACCACCACCATAGCCGTATAGTCTCTTCCCTGGCCTCTGGCGACATCGACCATGATGAAGTAGGCATTGCCTTCAACTGGCTCGTCGTAGATATAAAGGCCCCCTGGCTCCTTTGCTAGTGGTTTATCAAACTGAAGCAAATTTAGCTTGCTGGCACTGATTAAAGTATTTGACGAACCAAGGAACGAACATTCGAACTCCTGCTCAAACTGCTGTTCGCTGGTCTGGGCAATCATCTGCTGCTTCCATTGCTCGTCGCGCAGAGGCCCACCAGCGTACTTAGGAACCTGTCTCCAAGACACCTCTATGGGTATGTACTCGTTCTTGCCCTCCTCTCCCTGCTTCCTTGTAGCCCCCTTCCAGAAGGAATAGAACATATTCAGTCCGTTTGGGGTTGATACCATGAATACCTTCGTGGTTTGACCGGAGGTAATTGTAGGGTAAACTGAACTGAAGAACTCTTCTGCTATGTTTTGAGAGACATGGGCAAATTCGTCCAAGAAGATGAGGTTGAATGATCCACCACGAACTGCCGATGAGGATGTGGCGGATGCCATGACTTTTGAGCCATTCTCAAGCTGAATGGATGTTTTATTCCATTCGATGATACCTTGCTGGAGCCACTTGGGAAGATACTCATAGGCCAGACGAAGACGGCCAAGAATTTCTCTAGCCGTATTCATCTTGTTGGCTAGAATACCAACGCTCATGCTCTGATTGAAAAGAATATAGTGAAGAATGAATGCAACAATCGTTGTGCTCTTACCAGACTGACGCGGCAGTTTAGCAATAAGATAACGGTTATTGTGCATTTTATTGATCATGTCCTCTTGGTAATCATACAAATCAAAAGGAACAAGACCTTTATCAAGAGATACTACCTTGACATATTTCTTAATAAAGTAAATTGGATCTTGGGAGCAACGAACATATTCCCGAATCTGTTCTTCGGTGAAGTCAATCTTTACTCCAGCTTCTTTTAAATTTGGATTACCTAAGTAACCCTTAAATTTCCTTGACATCCTCTACCACCTTCGCATCAATCATTTCTATAGCTTTATTCTTACTTCTTTCAGGATTGATTAAGTCCTGTAGATCACTAGTGGAACCTATGAAGAATGAATTATTATTTGTTGTTTTAATAGTAGTCTTATTTGTTTCGTTTTTGATCTTTTCAAGATCTATTAGATCTTTGTTAATCTCAGACATAGTCTTCAGCATTTGAGTTACCACTTCATATGCTCTTGGAGAATCACCTTCAGTCGCAACTTTCATTATACCTTCAAGAGCAAGTTTTGACTTCTCAATGATATCGTACATATTACGCTTGGCATATTCAAAATCCTTTTCTGGAGATTGTTGTATTTCTTTATTAGCGTTTTCTGTCGGTTCTATATTAAAAAAATCGTTCAAATAATTCATAATTATTGGCACACTTTTATTGTGGATATATTTGCTTTAAATGTTGTACTTACTTCGCCATTAATAATTTTAAAATAATATTTTGGTTTTTGATAATCTATAAGTAAAAATTCATCAATACATGGAATTGTATCTAAAGGATTTGCTCCAATATAATAAGTTAGTTCTCTTAGTATTACATTTACATCACTTTGAGATAAAGATAAACTATTTGCATTTTTTCTAATTTGAGAAACAATACTATTATTTATCGAATCAAATAATTGTATTGTTGTTCTAGAATCAGTGACATTATTTTCTGTCCAAGTAAAATTAGAAATAAAATTTGTAGCATTATCGGAGAGATAATAAGTTTGATTCAAATAATTGGGATTCATAATAATATTTGTTGATTGTGCATTTAACAGTGCTGCATACTCAACAGGATCTGGATTTGAATCTTCTGTAAAAACAAATGATTGTGAAGAAGAACCAGATTTTATTTCTCCAAAAAGATAACTAAAAACTATGAATGATATAGATCCTACTATTGTTCTTTTAGAATTAAATGCTCCTTCGTGATCATCACTTAATCTTATTTCTTTTAAAGAAACAGAAACATTAATATTTTTAAAGATTTCATTAAAATTTAACCTCATGTTAAATTCTGGATTAAAATATGAAACTATTTGTTCAATTATTTGATAACCTTCATCCAGATTTCTAACATAAAAATATAAATTCATATTTAATACAATTGGGGTTTCAGAAAAAGTTTTATATGTTATAGAATCATCTAAACTCTCTCCTTCAACCACAGTGCTTGAAACTCTAAGTTTATTTCTTTTTCTAGAATTATCATATTCCATAGCAGAAATATCAAAACTCATATAAGGAAGATTTATTTGAGTTTTGATATTATCACTAATAGACGAATTTTGTTCTAATCTTCGTAAAAATTTTTCTTTTGAGGAAAAAGTAATAGGCACTTTTATTTTTTCCTCTACATCTGTTGTTTCATTTTTTCTTATAATATAAATTTCATCAAATAATGAACCAAAAGCAACAACTAATTTTCTAATTGATTGGTTATTAAATGTACTAAACATTAGTAGTTACCTTCTGAGAATGGGTCTTTTTCGCTAAAATTAATTATAGGTTCAGTATATTTACTACCAGAACCAGTAAATCCTCTTTGATAATCTAGAGGTGGTGTTTCCCCTTCAATATCGTCAAGAACTATATTTACTGGACCATAACTATTTGAAGTATCTAAAGCATGTATTCTAAATGTTATTCCACTTGTTGTACTTGTTACTGTTGTTGGAAGCGAGAATGTAGTTCCATCCAAAGATTGCATTTCAGATGTCATCGTAGAACCAGAAATATCAAAATCTAAGATTCTAAAATATGCAGCTGAACCCGATATAACACCCGGCAATTCAAATTTATCTCCACGAATTATCTTATTATAAGAAGCAGTAAGACCAGAATCTGATGTTGTGGTTTTAAATATATAAATTTTTTGCTTGAAGTCGTTAATAGCATCCACAGCTTCTGTACCTGTATTGAAATTTTCCATAGAATATGCAAAGGTTTCACATGTTAAAGTAAACACATAATTTTTATCTAATTGATAAAAAGGAAGTTCGTGTTCGACAAAAGTAATCTCAAACATCGTTTTTGACAACGGAAAATATAAAATATCACCTTCTCTTGGTCTTATTATATTAGAAGATTTTTCTGTAATTTCTTTTATAAATCTTTTTTTACTAACAATTAAATTTAAAGTATCTTTTACTTCAAGGCCAAATTTTCCTATAGTATCTCCACCACCAAATCCAGATGTTGAAGCAACATACATTTCAATTTGATAAGTTTTAGTAAATTTATTTAATGGATCTTCCCCAAAAAGTCTATCTAGATTTACATTTTCTCTAGGAATATACCATAGATTTTTACCCATCATTCGAATAATTTCTATGATGTTGTCTTCGACAACATTTTGCTCTGTTCCTTGAAATCTAAAATAGGGATTAAGGGCCATATTTATCCTGTCATCATATCAGGAGGAAGTTCGTAAGAAGAAATAATTTGTTCTTCTAAAATAGCTATTTCTCTTTCAGCTTCTCCAAATATTGTTCCTCCACGAAGCTGTACTCCACCTGGAAGGGCAACACCATCAAATTTGGACAAATTTGCTCCCCATTGTCTTTTAATAAGAGCAGTAAAATATTTTTTTAACATTCTGTCATTGTAAATTTCTGGATACTTATCTGGATCTAAATTTACATATGCCTCTATAGCTAAATAAGTTCCTGCCTTTAAAACAGTCCAGTCAGTTTCGATGTATATTTTATTTGTTACTTTATTGAATCTTATTGTTCTTTCTGGATCGAACATCATTTCAATAAGTCTAATATATCTTTTAGTTAAATCAAAATTTGCTATTGGAGTAGAATTTATGAATCCTAAATTAGTATTAATCCCATAAACATCGTTTAGTGCTAATTGATATCTAATATCAAACAATTCATTAGCATTAAGAGAGCCAAATGGAAATATTCTCAATACGGAAAGAATATCATATCCAGTAGGAGATCCGGCAGATGATCCTACGATAGGACCCAAATTATTTGTATTAAGATACTTATTTGCTATATCTTCTTCTGTAAGATTATAAGAAAAATATGCTCTCTCTACACCATCATAGTGTCTTTCTGAAAAAAATTGAAGAGCGTCGTCTAATCTATCTAATGCCTGCTGATGATCTACATTTATTTCTACTACTGGTGCTCCCAGAGTTCTAAATGCGTAATCAATTAGAGTTTGTTTGGAATTTGGTTGTGCCATTACATTTATTTATGCACATTTATTCCTTCTCTATTTTTCTTTTTTCTTCAGCTTCAATTATTTTATCAAAAATTTTTTGTAATTCTTCTGGAGCATCTGGAGTAGTTATAACAACATTTTCAACATCTTCAATACTTAATTTTTCTATTTTATTTTTTCTATTATCTGGATTATTTGTTTCAGATATAGTACATGGAATATAATTAGTAAACCCTGGCATTTTAAGAGGGCAATTTAATTTTGGAAAATCTAATTTACTATATTCATCATCAGAACCATTGAGCCATGTTTGTTTTCTATCTCCGCAACCACAACCACCGCAAAAAAATTTTCCTTCTGTAGTAGATTTGCTCAAATGCTCACATGGAGGAATTGAGCCTCCATTACCGAAGCAGCTCAAAACTCGTAATTGTTTTGTTTCTTTTTCTACTTTTTTATTAGTAAATCCCTTTGAAATAAGAGACATAGCATAACTTTGAATCATATTAAATGGGTTTGGTATAGTCATAGGTTCTTCCCTTGTGGGAAGCTCTATCTTTTCTACTGGTTTTCTATTAAATAGTAATTTTCCGCTTGAATTTTTTCCGCAGTTGCAAGGCTTGTTTTCAGCCATAATTAAAACCTCATATTGTTAAACCATTAATATATTGCACCGAAAAAGTAGATCCTGATAAACCAAATTTAATTACTTTTTGAAATAGATTATTATTGTAACTAGTAGTACCAGTTATTTGAGCCGTACTGAATGATATCTTATATCTATCAGCACCGCATATAGATTCTGAAACTATTCCAGAAGAATTATCCATCAGTGTTGTATCTTCCGAGCAATCGATATAATCAGTAGTTAAAGATAGTCCAGCATAATATTCTGTATTATTTGTAGGACTTATTCTAACAATAGAGTCACTATTTAAGTAAACCCATTGCTTTATTCCAGAATTTAGAGTAGAAAGATACCATCCTTCATTAAAAGTAAAAGTAACTCCTCCTGTACCAGTATAAGAATATGTTACCATATTTTCATAGGTTAAACCATCTGGATGAGTTTTTGGATAAAGTGGGGTTGCTCCTTCCCATGCTGGTCCATCACATGTAGTGCCATTTAATTCATTAAACCATTCTCTTATAAGATTTAAATTTAATGTATTTTGCATTGCAAAAATTTCTTGCAATTCATTCAATTCTGAAGCCTGAAGTCTTGTTTTTGGCTTAAATCCAATAAATGCGTAGTTCTTTCTTGGATCTAAATCAACATTCGAACCCCAGAATCTACTAGAATAAGGATAATTGGTTAAAGGAAATTGGTTTTCGAAAGGATAATTGTTGCTCATTTTAGATATTGAAAATTAAAGTTACTGTGTTCTTGTCTTGATTAAACGCACTATCTGTTGCAAATAAAACATCACAATCTGACATATTTATTTGAGATGTAGTTACTCCATTTATTCGAATAACTCCATATGTTGCTCCTTGTGTCTGGAAGAAATATGTTCCTCCACTTGTCAAGCCATAAGCATTATATTTGCTAATTTCAAATGTTCCACTAGTTTGTCCAGAAGAAACATTATCAAAAGCAAAATTATAACTAAAAACTGGTTTGCCTGGTTCAAATTGAGTTTCATCAGATCCAATTTTTTTATTCTGCGAATCTCTATTGACTAGATAATTTGTAGAAATATCACTAGATACTATATCTGTTGCTACAGTATCAAATGATATACTATTCAAATCTCCCTGTATTACTTCAATAGAAGCAGTAGTACTGGTCTTTAAATATTCCGTAAAGTCTCTATAGATCTTTGGTGCAAATTTATAGCCAGAGGAATTTTTAATATTTGAAGTTAGGAATGCACTTGA